GTTTGATAATATGTCAGCGAAGTATGCTGGAGCTGCAAAGAAGTTAGCTAAGACTTGGACTGGTATGACTTCCATGATGAAAGATGCTTGGTTTAATTTTAAGAAAGATATTGGCGAAGATTTCTTTAGTGACTTGAAGATGGACATGAGAGCGATATTGTTTATTATAAAAGAAAGTAAAGACAAGACTGGAGAATATGCAAAAGTAGTTAAAGACTTAAAGAAGTTTTTTAAAGATGCTTACGCTAATTTAAAAGATTTTGGAAAAGCTGGAATAGTAACAATAGGACAATTGATTAATTTGTTTACTGGGTTAAGACTTGTATTAGCGTATGTTAATAGCGGAGTTCTTCAACTTGGCATTACACTTAGTCAAACAGCCGGAATTTTTGTTCCGCTTCTATATTCATCTAAAAAGTTTATAGATACAATTAAAACAATGAAAATTGCATTGGGTGAAACTAGGGGAGAATTTGAAAAATTAGAAAAAGCAGCTATTGTAGATTGGGAGAAAAAAGCAGAGGAAGGTATGGCTAGATTCGAAGAAGTATTGGAAAGGGGAATAAATGCGACAGAAATGGAAGATAAAATGGATAAATTATTTGAAGGTGTTAGAAATCCATTTATACGCTCACAAAAAGAATTAACAGAAGAACAAATTAAAGCAGAACAAGAAAGATGGGATATATTAAAAAAAGCACAAAAGAAAATAAAATCTTTAAGAGAAGGAGATTCTGCGGTTCAATTAGATGAATTGGATAAGCAAGTAGAAATCTGGAGAGAAAAGTTTGGGCCGGAAGGCGAAGGATTAAGTATAATATCAAATTATTATGATTTGGTAAAAGAAGAAATTACTGGCGCTAAAAAGGCAGCAATGGAAGCCGAACAAGAAAAGGTTGATATGTTGAAAGATGTTTCTACTAAGATTCAATCGTTAACAATGACAGAGACTGCCTTCAAATTAGCTGAGCTAGACAAAGAAGTTGCTGGGCTTAGAGATAAATTTGGCTTAGACGGAGAAGCATTAAAAATAATACAACAATATTATGATTTGGTAAAGAAAGAAATCATAGACTCTACTGCAAAAACAAAAGAAGCTTGGAGCGGGATCGCAGACATTGTGAAAGGAACAGCTAGCTTGATGGCATCTTCTTTATCGCGAGGATTCTTTGACGTAGTAACAAATGATACTAAAGATTTAAAAGAAGTATTCGTAGATTTCTCTAAAGACGTTCTAAAGATGATTACAGATGTTATTGCTAAGATAATGGTAATGAAAGCACTTATGTTTATGGCTGGAGGTGCTGACGGTTCTATATTGGGCGTTCCGCTAAAGATGATTATGCATGAAGGCGGAATGGTAAAGAAGTATCATACCGGTGGAAAGATGCGAGCCGCTAATGGAATGAAGCTGCAAAGCGACGAAGTTCCTATTATCGCCCAAACTGGAGAGAGAGTATTATCAAGAGGACAGAACGCTGCATATGAAAGAAACAATATGGGCAATGGAACTCCTATTGGCAGAGGAGAACAGCAACCATTGATTGGACCGTTTGTTATTAAAGCTTGGGATGCTCAAGATGTTTATAGGAATAAAGACATGTTGGTTAGCGCTGTAACGCAAGAGTTCTTAAAGAACGGCGCAATCAGAGGAATAATTAAACAAAACTTATAGAGGTAGAATATGAGCGATTTTGCATGGACACCTGATGGAGTATCAAAAGAACAAGTCAAGTATAATACTTTAGTCTCTGACTTCGAAAACGGAGTAGAGCAAAGAAGACAGAAATGGGAATCTCCAATAAGAACATTTGAACTTAAATTCAGAGCAAGGACGCAGGCTGAATATACCGCAGTTAAAGCATTCTTTGTTACTAAGAAAGGACAAGTCTCTTCGTTTACTTGGACTAATCCTATTGACTCAACTGAATATACTGTTCGATTTAGTACAGATGTATTCGACGGAGACCTAATTGCATTTGAATTATATGACTTTGATATAACTTTTATAGAGGTTAAGTAATGCCAAGAACAACTAATGCTGAATTTAAGGACCAGAAGAACTCAGCAACTAATCAGCCTATATATTTATATACAATAGAAGACTATGATGGTGCTAGCAATGATTTATATTTTGCAGAATACGACACAGACATAGTTTATGACGGAGTAACATATACAAAGTTTCCAATATCTCATGAAACTATATCAGGTAACACGAAAGGAAATATTGATACTGTTGTAGTAAGTGTTTCTAATATAAGCAGATTAATAGAATCATATTTAGAGGATTATGATTTAAGAGGGAAGAAAGTTACAATAAAAACCGTATGGGCAAATAAATTAGCCGATGCGTCTGCTTATATGGACGATATATTTTATATTGATAAATATACAGCTAATCAGAATGCAGTCAGTTTTACATTAACAAGTAAGTTTGACTTGCTTAGTGTTCAAATACCATCAAGAAAATATTCAAGAAATTATTGTTCGTGGGTTTTCAAATCAACAGAATGCGGATATGCAGGAGGAGAAACAACATGCAGCAAAACGAAACAGCGATGCAAGGTACTAGCGAATTACACTCGGTTCGGAGGATTTCCATCCATACCGACAGGGCGCATATATGTGAGATAGTCGAAAGTCTTATTAAAAAATACCTAGGTATTCCATACAAAATTATGGGCAGAGATATGAACGGGTTAGACTGTTACGGGCTCATAATGAGCATTTATAAAGATTTAGGATATGACTTATTTGATATTAGCCAGAATTATAGTGCAGGTTGGTCGGCAGAGGGTAAGAACTTCTTTTATGAGAATTATTATAAAGAATGGGATATTGTTAAAGAGCCTGAGCCATTTGATGTTGCGCTATTTCATAACGGAATGGGTGTAGCAAATCATGGCGGAATTGTTTTGACAAACGGAAGATTAATCCAAACAGGTCAAGCCGGAACGACTGTTGTTAAATTAGATAATATAAATATTAAAAGTAGGATTGAAGGATTTTATAGATTAAGGAAGCGCAATGATAATTATTAAGCTGGTGCCGAACTTTGCTAAATATGCTGGACGAGAAAAGTGGGAGTTTCCATATAAAAACGGAAAGACTGTCAATGAGTATATTAATGGCATTGGTAAAGAATTAGATAACCCTAAAATTATTGTAAGCGGTAAAGAAATAAAAGACCTTTCATTCATACCCGACGATGGTGATGAGATAATTATTACGAATATTATTGGCGAACCTATTACTTTTACGTTCTTTTCTTATACCATAACTGTATTCTTTTTTACAGCCGAAGCAATAACTTTAGCTGTTATAATAGCTGCATTCGCTATCTATAGTTATGCTACCAGACCAAAAGCACCAGATACAAATCTAGGTGGTTCAGGGATGGATGAGGGAAGCGCAACCTACGGATGGGAAGGCGCTAGAATAACCCAAGACGTTGGAACTCCTGTTGGTGTTATTTATGGCGAACATCGAGTAGCTGGAAACATTATCAATCAATTTATATGGACAGATGGCGACAAGAATTATCTAAATATTTTAATAGCTTTATGTGAAGGTGAAATAGAAAGCATTTCGGAGATTAAGGCTAATGATAATCCTGTTGCTAATTTTGATGGCATAACCCAATATACCAGAATGGGAACAAACTCTCAAACGCTTATTGAGAATTTCGAAGATTTACATAATGTTTATACAGTATCGGCTACCCTCGCAAAGGATAACGCATATACTTATACAACGGTTGATAGCGATGTAGAAGCTTTTGAATTAAAGTTATATTTTCCAAATGGATTATATCAACAAAGTGCAAGCTCCGGTTCTACAAACGCATGGGCTATTACTTATAATGTTCAATATAAATTACATGCTGACCCAACATATACAGACTTAGGAGATACAACAGTAAGTATTAAATCAAGAACAGCGCTTAGAAGAGTATTCAGAAAAGAAGGATTAACAGCCGGACAGTACGATATTAAAATAACAAAGACTAGCGATGATAGTGACTTTTATCATACAGGAGATTTAATTTTATCTGAAGTAGACGAAATGCAAACAGATGATTTGATATATCCGAATACAGCATTATTAGGATTGAAGTTATTAGCTACTGACCAATTATCTGGGTCAACTCCAAATATAACTAGCTTAGTCAAAGGGGAGAAAGTTAATATTCCAAATATTAAAACTGTTGGTGGAACAGATGTCGATTGGGACGATTATTATTGGAATGACACTAACGAGAAGTGGAAGCTATTATCCGATGATACAGAACTTGCTTGGGATGGAACAACATATGTAGATGCTTATTCAGCAAATCCTGTTTGGTGTTTTAGAGATTTATTAGTAAATGATAGATATGGATTAGGACAATTTGTTAGCACAACCAATTTAGATGCTGCTCAATTATTAGAAATGGCTAAGTATTGTGAAGAGAAGTTAGCAGATGGTGCTGGCAGTTATGAAAAGCGCTTTAGAATGGATGTAGTCATAGATAGTAATACAAGGGCAATAGATACCTTGCTACAGTTAAGCGCTGTATTTAATGCCATGCCTTTATATTCTGGTGGAGCGCTTGGAGTAGTTATTGATAAGCCAACGTCATCTACTCAATTATTTGGTATGGGTAATATTATAAAAGATACATTTAACCAATCTTGGAAATCAATAAAAGAGATTCCAAATGTTATTGAAGTTCAGTTTTGTGATAAAGACAAGGACTATAAGATGGAAACAGTTGCTTATACTGACGATGCGGCTTTAGCAGCAGGAGACCCAGTCAGAAAGCAACAACTTAGATTATTCACAACGAAGACTAGCTATGCCATTAGAGCTGCACGTTATGCTATGAAGATTGCGAAGTATGTCAATAGGTCTATATCTTTTAAAGCAGGCATAGAAGCTATTGCTTGCCAAGCCGGAGACGTTATTAGCATGAGTCATGATATTCCACAATGGGGCTTCTCTGGTAAGGTACAAGCAAGCTCTACAACTACATTAGTTAAACTAGATAGAACAGTTACAATTGTCGGCGGAACGACATATAAGATTCAAGTTAGATTCGCAGATGATACCATAGAAGAAAGAACAATTACAGATGGAGCTGGAGATTATACAGAAGTTAATGTCTCAGTTGCTTTTAGTAACGCTCCAGAAGCATATGATAATTATGCGTTTGGTGAAAGTACAAAAGTTGTAAAAGACTTTAGAGTTGTAAGCATAAAGAAAGAAGGCAAAGACGAGGTATCTGTCATAGCAGCTGAATACAATACAAGTGTTTATGATGATACCGATGTAACAATTCCAACAAACAACTATTCTGCTTTGTTAAGAACAGTGCCTCCGGTAGAAAACCTTTCATTAACGGAAAGACTTGTTATCGGAGAAGGTGGAGATTTAAACACAACTTTAGATGTATGGTGGGAGAAGCCGTCTGGTTTAACTCATTATTTAAAACAATATGCAAAGGCTAGAGTTTACTTATCTGATGATGCGGGAGAGAGCTGGAGCTTTGTAAGAGAATGCTATGGTACAAGCGCAGAAGGAATTCATATAGCAGATGTAGGAAGCACTTATTATGTAGCTGTAACATCTGTATCGAGTGATGGCGAAGAATCAGCCTTAGGAACTGCTCCACAAGATAGCTTAACGGTATTAGGTAAAATGGTTTTACCAAGCGATGTAACCGGATGCGCTGTAAACTATGTTAATAACTCAATATTAATGACATGGACAGAAGTAACAGATTTAGATTTAAAAGGATACGAAATACGAGTAAGCTCTTTAACTGGTTCATGGTCTGGCTCATCTGTAGTAGCAACAAACATAACCGGAAGTAGCTATACGATTAATTCATTTGTTCGAGGAACTTACACCTATTATATCAAAGCGATTGATACGTCTGGAAACTATTCAGATAATCCTTGCTATGATACGATTACAATAACGAATGTTCCTGCAGAGAATATAGTTATACGCTTAAATGAATGGACACGATTACCAGTATTTAGAGGGCATAAAGATGAAGGCGCTCTTTCCGATATGGCTTTAAATATGAACAATTTATATAACGAAGATTATCACAGGCTTGTCATGGAGCCTGAGTCTAGCCAAAACTGGAGTGTCTTAGATGCGTTAAGTAAAACTTGTGCTCAAATGGAAGGCGAATTATTAGACCAGATTATAGCCACAGAAGCGACATATACAACAGACCCTTGGGAGATAACAGACTCATCTATTCTTGGAACATTGTTTTCATTCTCTAGCGTTATCCAAGAGGGAGTTGGAGCTACTATCATAATCCAATATTCAACAAGTGATGATTTAATAACTTGGTCTGATTGGCAGACATTTACAACAGCAAGTGTTACGACAAGATATGTAAAGTTTAAATTCAAAATAACGGCTGAAAGTTCAAGCAAATATGTTAGGATTACAGACTTTGAAGCTGTTATGGATGTTCCAGATATTACAGACGAAGGAAAAGATGTAGCCATTGGAGTAGGCGGAACAGTTGTCAGCTTTAATGTTACATTCTCTATAAGTCCAAGAACAGTTGTTTCGACTGTGACAGGAGCTTCGGCAAGTAAAGTAGCAGTTATAACTTTAATAACAAAGACAAGTTTTAAAGCAACTGTTTACGATAAAGATAATAATTCAGTAGCGGATTCAATCAATTGGTTCGCAAAAGGAGCCGGAGGGCTCATAACTTAAGGAGATTTAATATGGGACAAACGCCACCTAAAGCAACTTACCAAATGAGCTATCCGACAGGAGACTCTAGCTTTTCAAGTAGCAATTTTAGAAACAATTTTCAATCTTTATATGAAGGAGACTTCCTTCCGTTAAGAGCGTTAGCTCATGCGACACCAGATAGTAGCTTAATGATACTAGGCGCAGATGCCGGAGACTTTAGCGTTCCTATTTATTATGGACATGCCAATCAAAAGGTTTATGTTTCTGCTTCTGGAGATACAAGCAACTTTTCTTATCCAGCTAGCAACGATAGAATAGATGTTGTTCACATGGATGCTAGCGGAGACTTCCATATCACAGCTGGTTCAGAGTCTGCATCGCCTGTTATTCCACCTTTTCCATCAGGAGAGGTTATCCCTGTGGTAGCTGTTTATCATCGCTTAGGAAGCACTAAGATAGCTAATTATGCTGATAAAGACAGTTATAGTGGAGATAGCTATATATATAGAGACATGAGACCATT